AAAAAGACCCGGGGGCTATGCGGTCGCGCTTTCCTGAGTTGCAACGAGTGCAAGCTGCAATCATATTCTCATCACTACTAATTCCACCTTTACTAATTGGAACTATGTGATCTACTGTGTTGGCTTCCTGTCCGCAGTAGTAGCAGGTATATCCATCGCGTATCAAGACCTTCTCTCTTAATACTTTGTAATGAGTCTTATCATATTCTCTAGCCATTAGATACCTAACGCTTCTACTGTATCCATAGCTTTATCGCTTGAGTAATTACATTCATTACTACAATTGCCACAACGCTTACACATTGTTAATGCCATCCCTTAACCTTATTATGTTTAAGCGCTTTACAGCTGTCATTATCGTATCTATGCGCTATGTAATTAAGGTGCGCTCTAACCTGCTGTCTAGGGTTTAGGTCTCGATACCAAGTAGATCGCATTTGCCCTAGGCCATAGTGCGACCCGTTGCGAGCGGAAGGATTGAATCTACTTTCTCGCCATATCAGCTCAACCCAGCATTGAGTTTGTTCTAAGTTTTGGTTGTAGTAGTTCATCGCTATTAAAGCCCAGTCAGTTTGATAACGCTTTAGATAAATAGCATTTGAGTTAGGTGATGAAATTATTGAAAGAGTAAAAGCTGTTAACGCTGTAGCTATCAAGCGAAAGCAATAGCCCCCCCTAACCGACGCTAGAGGGCCAGCTCCGCGCCCGCGCTCTGGCAGGAGTGTAGCGCACTTGTCAAGTCTCTTACGCATAGCTTTTCCCATTGTCTCATATATTGAGATGGTCTTTTTTAGCATTAGCGTAATTTTCCTATTTTTGAGTTATTTAATGCGCTTACGCACTCATCACCTAAAGCCCACAAACTTATGCCATACATAATTTTCTGTTCTTTTCCGAATGGATTTATGAAGCCAGTATTAGGTGCAACCATCGCCATAGCCGCCTCACTTTCCCACAATTTTCTCCACCATCTCGAATTCCCACTAAGCGGCAGTAAAGCTATGCCGTTCTTATGATCCATCCATCTCTCTACCCAAGGAGCTGGCTTACTAAACGGCGGATTCATCCATACTTTGCCAAACCAAGGGCTTACTAACCCATCGTCTTCCAAGCTATACCACTTTGCAGCTGGCGTATTTAATGGGCCTTCTTTAGGTGCGCAAACGTCCAAGTCAAAGGATATGCCTAAAGCATCAAAGATATGTTTAGGAGTATAAAGTTCATCATTAGCCATTATTCAAGCTCCAATACTTTAGAGGCTTCAATTGCCTTCCCAATAATCGCCTGTCTTATTACCTCTCTACCATCCCCACTAAATTTGGTGGTTAAATAAGGCTCTGAAGCTGTGCCTATCGCCCAATCCACTATCTCGCCATTAGGCGCAATTACTAGATCATCAACGTATTTCAATTGGCCTAATACCCAATCAACATAACTAGGCCTAACTGATTCAACTATTTCACTAGGCATCTGACTTCTTACCCATTCCACAAACTTCTTATCCGAGGTAATTTCCCACTTAAATTTAGGATGAGTAGTCGTTACGAAAGCGACTGTTTCACCTTCATAATCAGCCTTTATCCGATCTGCTCCTACGCTTTCCATCTCGCTTAGTAGCTCGGCTCTTAACTTGTCTTTGGCCTTCTTTGCTTCGTCTGCAATTAGGCTTACAGCTGCAAGCTTTAGGCTTGTTTCTTTGATTCCCATTTTGCTCCCTTGTTTGCGCTCTTTCCAAGCGTCTTTCGAGTGATGCTAATTCGATGCCACAGTCCCGGGCTATGAATTCGTTAGTAAATCCCCAGGACTGAAGCTGACGGATATAAGAAAGGCTGTGAGGCCTTCTTACTTCTTTCCTGCCCATCCATCTCCCTTAAATATGACATTTACGCTAGCAAACTGTTTTGTCATAGGCATTTTGCAATTCTCACACCAAACTGTGTGATTCATATAAACGCTAAATGTCTGCTCTATTTGAGCTTCGCATTTAGAACACTTAAACTCATAAGTCGGCAATATCTACCTCCTTGAACTGGTCGGAATGTCCAGTAAAGAATTTTACCTTTAGCTTCTCTACGCCAGCCGCTAATAGGCAGACTCGACATCTAACCGACTTCATCTTCCAGTTACCACATTCCTCGCAGCGCTCGATGTCGTCTTCTTTGGAAGTGACTCTTTCGGCTGGGTAGATAATGCGTTGGTCGAAGCATCCTTGGCACTCAACGAGCCAGACAGTTCCCGGAGCTTCGGGTATGTCTGGACACTCGTATTCTTTAAGTAGCCGGTGAGGTCTAATGGCTTTGCATTGACCACACTTGAACGGATGGACGTCTAGGTTCACTTTCTAAACACCCATTTACCGGATTCGTCAATCTTCATCCATTTAGCCGGGCATTGTTCGTTACGATCTTTAGAGCTGCAAACCCATCCTCGATAGTCTTTGCCCTCTTTGTTGCCCTGCTTTAGCACCATAGCGCCGTGGTTACAGATTGGCACTTCATCCACTATCTCAGCGCCCAATTCATCGACTAGGTGTTGAATGTTGTGGACTATTGGTTCTGGGTCTTCGGGTCTTTGTTCTTTAACGAATTCTGCCAGCTTCTCTGATGTTGTCTGAATTGGTTTATAGTGGCTCTGGTTGGATTTAGACCCATTTGGCTTTGCCAAGTATCCAGCCAACTGTAAAGCTCTCTGCAAGCTGCCAGTTTCCGCAAGTTCAAGGGCATACTGTTTTGTTTTGACTTCTGAAGATAAACCCGTCGTCCAAGGATTAGCATCAACTTCAGTTCTAAAGATTTCAGTTTTGACGATATAAACATCGCACTCCTTTGCTAGTGATTCGGCCAATACGTGAGTTTTAACGCGATAGTCCGGGTGCGCCTTTGTAAATTCTGCAAAGCGTTCCCAAACTCCAACGTAGTTATCTAGGTAATTCGACATCTAAATTCAACCTTTCTGTTGCTCCTCTTAGACCATCTAAGAGCTGTTCTTTTAACGAATAAAATGTGCCATCTGGCCAGTTCTGAATATCGTTAGCACAATCCAGACAGTAGAAGCGCACTTGGTTCTTTCTTAATGGACTTTGGCTAACGCATTTCCAGTAAGCAGGCTTTTGAGCCTTTAAGTTCCACTCGCCTCGATGAGATCCGTAGCGTTGTTTGCATATATCGCACCATTGAGACGGGTTGCTATTCCGTAAAAGCGTCAAAGTCGCTCCAATCGGTAAATCTGGTTCGAGCCAAGATAGCGGCGTATCCAACGAGGTCGAGATACGAGTCCTCCCTGCCCGGACTTTCCACCATTCTTGACAGTTTCGTCGCGATAAAAAGTAAAGCGACGTCAGATGGGTCTCGGAGCTGAACACCGAGGATTCTCGCGAGGTTGTAAATGCGTAATAAATTGTCTCTCGGATCACCATACTCGAAACCCCTGTCGTTGAGGGTATCTCTAGCGTCTTCAATCCACTCATTGAGAGACCTTTCCATAAGTTCCTCGTCCATCCTTTAGCCCCCTTTCATATCCTTTACGGAAGGCTCTATCTTCTCTGCCTTCGATTTTGTATGCCTGATAAACCAATAGGGCTGTTAAGAAGTAAATAACTAAATTACTCAACATCTGCACTCACCCCAAATCTATCTAGCCAGTAGTCAGAGATTTCTTTCCGGGATAAACGACCCCGGCCAGCTTTGCGGCCTAGATTCTCAATTGCATATCGCCTGATTATCTGGCCTTTAACATAATTTTTGCCATCAGTCCAAGCTCCAGACTGGGCGTCAAATCGAATTAAATCGACTTTATTTATCATTTAGCTCCCTTGCAAATCCTAGGTAAATGGATTTACTGGCTAAATGTATTTAGATAAATCTATTTAGGCAAGTAGGAGTCGGGAGTGTCGCAGGTCTAAATATCCGACCCACTTAGCAATATCCTTAGACCCGGCAAAATCAGTCTTTGACGGAAGGTTCTGTAAAAGCCACTCAGGCTCGTTTATAGCCCCTAAGTCGAACTCGTAAATACCTTTAGGCGTCGAGTTGATATAAAGCGTTCTAGCGCCCGTTCTAGCCCTTATTTCGGCCAAGTATTGCCACTTCTTGCGCTCAATCATAAGAGTCGGATAGTGGGTTCTTCGGCACTTTAGCTCTATGTATGCGTCGCTGGTTATGCCATCGGCTCGGTCGGTCGCCGATAGTGGCGTTAAGTCCGGATATTCGGCCTTTAGCGCCTCAAAGAGTTCGACCTCTCTAAAGTAAATTAGATATCTTCCTCGCCGTCTTCCCATCCAATCTTCTTAATTGGATCTGAAGGGTCTACTACCCAATCCGGCCAGCTATCTCTATCCATAGCAAAAGCAAGAGCTAGTTCTTCACTCATACCGGCTTTACGGCAGGATTTGTAAATCTCTTGAGCTGCAATAGCCCAAAAATCAAGCTTTGTAGGAAGTTCTTTTACTGTGCGCTTACGGCGTTTAACAGGTTTCTTAGCGACGCGTTTTCTTTGTGCCACTCTTTACCCTTTCCGCTAAAGCAATTTCAAGGGTTGATTCTAACTTATCAAGTCTGGAAAGTAGCGGAAGGTTCTCGAGTTTTATGATATAGCGAAGGCCAGCGATAAGTAGGCCAATAGATCCGAGAACGGACGCTATGAAGGCTGCAACGTTACTTGCGTCCATATTGCTTGGAGTTCTTGTCTGCCCAGCGTAGAGCTGGAGCTGTAATAGCACCGATTAGGACTGCGTATTCTGGAGCAAAGTCGAGCAAGAATGAGACGCCAAGAGTTACGCCTGAAGCTGCAACTGCTAGGCAGTAATCCTTAAACGCTTCCTTAAATTCTGGCGATTTGATTTTAGCGATTAGGTTTTTCATCTCTCTCCTTCAAGGTCGAACCAAGATCCGTCGGTATCCCCGGACGGGTTAAAGCTGATATGAATGTGAGAGCGGTGAGGGTTTGCGCCTTTGTATTTGCGCCACTTCCACCTGAAGATAGATGACGCAATCCGCCCATCATAGATAACATATTTAATGCGCTTGTCGCCGCGCTTGGCACACTTACGGATTTTCTCTGCGAGGCTGTGCGCTTCTTCTTTGTGAGCTTGAAGGTCGGCATCTATATCGATTGCTCGGACGATTCCATTAACCGGGATATGGTCTGAAGTGCCTTTAGCGAGATGACGACTATCAGCAATCCAACCATCACTACGGCGATCGCGACTCGGATAATCATCGTCTATTTGTTCGCGTAATTGGATGCCTACTTGGCAAAGTTTAGCCATTAGCCTAGAAGCAGTTTTGCTTCTTCTTCGGTAATGCCTAAACGTTCAAGAAGGGCGGCTTTTGCCGTAGCTTTTGCCAATTCAGCGTTTCGTTCATTTTCGGCTTGTTTGTTAATTATTGTAAAATTAGCCAATTCCTCGTCCGTCATTGGTCTATCAATAATTTCATCACTTTCTAAATTATGAATTCGGATCATTTGTTCAGCCATTAGTTTACCCCATAAATTCTGGCAGTTCCGCCATTGAATTGCGCGCCGTCGGCATAAAAAGTAACTGAAGTAATAGCAGCCGTTCCACTCCATCTACCCCGGCTTGTATAACCGCGATTAGATGCGTCCGCTAATCTCATACTGCCAAAACCAAAGAGTGTTTTTGCGCTTGAAAGTGCATAATTGTAAATTACGCAAAATCCTTGAAACTTATCATCAGCATTAGTGCTAGTTGTTGTGCCACCAAACTTAAAATAACCGCCGTCGTGGGCATAAACGTTAGCTTGAGTGTCATTATCATTATTTCTAACCATAAAATATGAATGATTGGCTGAATCGCTATTGACTTGGATGCTTAATTCATAACCAGCGGTATTGGAAGTTACATCAGTCAAAACAATTTCTAAATCTTTATATGATCCGCTTATTGAACTAACCGTAGTTGTCGAACCAGATAAACTTGTTGTGCTCAGTAAAGTTTTACCTCCCGAAGCAAGAGTTGTCCAAGCCGGAACTCCACTTGATACGGTTAAAACTTGGCCGCTAGTTCCAATCGCTAAACGAGTGTTTGTGTTTGCGGTAGATGATCTATAAGAAATGTCTCCGAGTGTTGTTTCTGGATTAAGATTTTTAGTTGTCGTATCTATTGACGAACCAAGCGATCTAATGGCAGACGCGCCATCTTTAACTAAAGCTGTATCGTCTGGAGTCGTCCAGCCGTAGTTCGTAGTAGTTGCCATTAAGTAGTTCTCCTTTA